AATTAGGTCTTTGAGCTCTACCAATTTTTATACCATCTGAACAACCATCCCCCCAAACATAAGCTTCATACCCAGTCCTTTTAGATCCACCAATACCATCGTTAAATAATTGGAAAACCCCATTTCTTCTAACAAGAGCAATGTGTTGCCAAGTAGTTAAAGCAAAATTACCAGCAGAAAGTGTTGGGACATAAGACCCAGTATTATTAATAAAGCTTACACATTGAACTGGATATGTAACCATACTATTTCTAATACCCCAATTAGTAGGAGCAGCAGAGGGATTGCAATAACCTCTACCAATTACAACATCTCTCGCTGAAAAAGTTATAGGATAAATCCATAATTCTACAGTAAAATCACCAATACCAAAATCATAATCAACATCATAAGGCATATCTAAATATTTTGAATCACTATTATTAAAAAATGCTGATGCAGTCCCAAACTTTTTAATTGCTGTTTTTGTTAATGTACCTGAACCAGGATTATTTACTGTATTCCCACTCGGCGAACTATCTGTAAATGTAGTCCCATCATTCACCCCGTCCATTCTAAGATTTAATTTACAATGGCTATTATTTCTACTTGTTTTTTGTCCTAATATCATAATAACTCCACAATCAAAAGTTCATCCCAGTCTTGCAAACATTCTATATCAAAAGTTGATCCCATTATCATATTCATTCCTACGTGGATAACTTCTAACTCTTCTTCTTTAACCAATACTGTAAACTCTTCATAAGTGTTACCTATTTCACCACTCACTCTATATTTATTTCCTATTTTTATATTTTCTATCATAATTAAGCCCTTACAAAATGAAATTCTACAAATAAATCGTAAGCATCACCGGCACCTACTTTTAATACTGAAAGGTCAAAGTCTGAATCTAAATCACAAGCGTAATAAGCGGCTACTGCTGTGTTTGTTGTTGTGTGTCTGGTTAAATCACAATCAATAGCTGCACTAAATACTGCATTTGAGCCACCAAATTCTACTATGTTTAATGTAGGGTCAGTTGAAGTATCTGCTGATTTACAATATGCTACAATTCCTACTAAATAATATTCACCTGATAAGGCTGGTCTGTAGCCTAAAGCCATATTTAAATCACTCACCAATAATGTAGCGTCATCTGCATCATTAAAGTTATCTGGTATTTGTATTGTTTCTATATCTGTCTTTGTACCTGAAGCATCGTATTCAATGTATAAATCTTCAGCTGCTGATATTTCATGCCCTAAAAGTAAATGGTCTCTTGTTGCAACTGATAAAACTTTTGCGTATTGCCAAGTTGCTTCGTCATCTGAAAATCTAACACCTGTTCCTGGTGTTAAATCATCACCAACAGAATTGGAAGTGATCGTAGTAGTTACTCCTACTTTCTTACTTGCGTTCCATGTTGTCCATAAAGTAGCTGTAATATCTGAAGTCATTGCAACCGTACCTGTTTTTGCTGGTAATGTTGCCGTGTAATCCGTTGCACTTGCATTCGCACTTGCTATTGCTGTTGTGCCTGTTGAACTTCCTTTAACTGCTATTTTCGTAGTATCAAATGTTTTCAAGCCCGTTACTGATTGTACGGAGGCTAAAATCATATCTCCAGCACCATAAAGCGTATCAAAATAAGTCTTTAAAAATGCCTTAACATTTGTCCATGTTATTTTTTTAAGGATACCAGCAGCCGTCAAAGAAGTAGCTACAAAATCTGTATCATTTGGTGTTGCATCATCAGCACCACCAATTAAGGCTCCTATTGTTGTAGCTGTTTCTGCTGCACCCGTCTTTAAATTAGCAAATGTAAACTTTTTTAATACGTTTGAATTTTCAGTATCAATAAAACCTATTTCATCCGCATCAACCGGAGTGGCTTTTGTAGTAACTCCAACTATTGAACTTGCTATATTAATAGCATCGGTAACGTCTGCACTTGCTTCTATCTTATTTAATTTATCAATTTGTGCTGCCGTTGCTAATCCTTTTTGAGCTGCTGTTGCATTCTGTATATCATCATTACCATCTGTATGGCTTGCAGCGTGTGCCTTTGGTGCATTATCGGCTGTTACGTCTGCTGTGTTTGCTATTCCTGTTAATTTTGAACGCTCCGTTGCGGTTAATATCTTATTAGTTGCACCTTCGGCAAAATTCGTCATCAAAAAAGCATCTCCAACAACCGAAGTTGGATCGTAAACCACAGCGGTCATATCTCCACTACCTGACCCAGTTGCAACCCACTCTATACGCTTCGTGGTTGCGTTATATTGCATAATTCTTTTATCAATGGGAGTGTTTACTGTAATCCCCCTTATTTTAAAAGCATTCACGTATGGATATGTTATGCTATCACTCATTATTTATCTCCAATTTCGTTTGCTAAATAACCAATTAATGAGCCTCCAAATATGTAAGCATAAGGTTGCCACCATTCTAATTTTTCTTTTTCAAATATAGTATTTGTAATCAAAACAGTTTTGATAGTGTCCGGAACTGGTTTCATCACAAATCTAAAAATATTCTCAGGATAGTCATAAGCTAAGTTAAAAGTATCTTTAACTATTGTGTCAAGTTTAGCTGTGAAAGCTGGTGTTTCGTATATAACTTGTTTCTCTATAGTGTCATGTATTACTAAAGTTCTGGATTCAATTATAGCATTGCCTTCAATATAAACTATTTCAGATGGTAAGATTTCTTGTTTGATTAAAGTGTCATATATATTTCTCTCTATATATCTTATTTCGGGTTTTTGAATTGCATATAAAAAAGCAAGAACCGATAATAAAACGGCTAAAATTATAATGACTGTATTTTTTAATTTATTCATTTATTAAGTCTTTAAGTTTATTTATTTCTTTTTCTACTAATTTATTAAAATCTAATTGCAATTCATTAGCATCGACTATTCCATTAAAATCTAATTTTACATCTTGATTGTTTAATATCTTATTAGCTTCTAAAATAGCAACTGCGAAATCTACATAAGGTCTTAATTCCTCCATTACAGATATTGCCGCTGCAATATGAGAATCTCCCTGAAGTTCGTTTACTTCTTTAAACATCCCTATTGCTTCATCGATAATAGTCGGATATTCTTTATCAATTGATACGTATAGTATTTCTTTAGCTATTTTTTTATATTTTTCATTCATAATTACAAGCCTCTTTATAATTAATAAATTTTGAATTTGTTTTAAATCCTACTAATCCACGAATCAACATTCTACCTAATGGATGATATATATTTCTTTTTCTAAAATAAACGCCGTTACCTTCACGCTGTGAACCTCTTTTTCCATTTGACGTATTAAAAGCAATAGTCCAAACCCATCCTTTTTTACCTACTTTAAAAACCCTTTCAATATGCCCTCTAAATGATTTGATTTTTTTCCAAGTTATAAAATCACTTACTTGTGGATTGTAAGAAGTTTTATTTCCTTTTTTCTTAGCATAACTATAAACAGAATTTGCAACTCCTGACTTTGGAAATGGAATCTTTATACCTGTTATTCTGCTTGCTGAGTCGTAACAAAAATACTGACCTGACATACAATAAGGGCTTCCAAAAGGTACTCCAGCAGTTCTATTAAAACGATTAATCCAGTAACCATCATTATGTCCTGTCAATTCTTTAAGCCCTTCAAAATTTAATGCTATTACCTGAGACTTAACTAATAGTTTTGCTTCGGTTTTTAGTTCATATCTTTGTTGTGCATAAGTATAAATAGAAAAAACGATTACCATGATTACCCATAGTAAAATAAAAGAGAATATTATTCTTATGTCTGATTTTTTCATAATGTTATTAATGTTGAACCTATTGTCTGTCCTTGCCAATATGGCTCCGTAGTGATATAAACTATTTTGTTACACAGATTACATTTATGCTTTTCTTGGGGCGGCAATGATGCTAATATTAAATTATCATTTGTTCGTTTATAAGTTCCACCACATGAACAATTTTTATTTCTTTTATCTGATTTTTTACACACCTGCAAACCTCGATATATAAATTTCTAAAGCATTTCCGACAACTATACATATACCTATAAATATTAAGCCAATAATTATTCTATTTTCTTCTTTAATGAATTTATGTTTAGTGAATGAATAAACCGCAACACCAGACATCAATATTGCTATTGAACAAAACCCAATAATAATTACATAAGTTTCTATTGTCTCTTTTTCAAAACCTAAAAACAATAAAGCAAAGAATAATATCGCTAAGGTTGTTGAATGTCTTTTTATGAAATCTATAATACTATTTAACATCATTGCTTTTCTCCCTTATATCGTTCTTAATTTTTCTTAGCCCTTTAAATACTGCTTCGGTTAATTCGTCCATTGCGGTATCCAGATAAAATGGTTTTAATGCTCTAATACAATCGAAAGTAGAAATATTTTCTTTAATAACATTTATCATTATACCGCCAACAACTACTCGTCTTGTGTGTTCTTCGTATAAATCCAATGTCGTTATTTCTCTTTTTATATTCATATTCTTTTTTCAAGTAACTCATTTATTAATTTGTACCGATTCTAATAAATCCCCAGCATCAATTGTCCCATGAGTATATACTATTTGGTAAAACTCAATAGGAGCAGTTAATGGGAAATCTGCATAGCCAGCAGCAGAATCTACAGCGACAGTATCTACTATTATTGGTTGATGATTCACTGGTGCTAATATTGTTGAGGATTGTGCAGCCGGAAATATTAAATGTAAAGCAATAGTTCCGTCAAATCCTGCACCAACTCCTGTCCAACTACATATTACTCTCCCTGTTTGATTACCTTCTGAATCCCTGCTGTCTGCAAACTGAGCTAATGCTATCGTATTATCGGCACTCATATCTATTGGTACCAATACTCCGGCTTCGTCATTTGTTAAATGTTTATAAGACATTTTATTCTCCTAAGTTAATAATGTGTTTGGATAAGTTTGATAATTACCTACTAAAAATGTTGAGCTATATAAACCAGTCTGGTCAATCTTTACTGGTATATTTGAAATATCAAAAAATCTATAATCCAATTTATATAAAGTCTCCATTGCGGTCTCTATTAATGTATAAATATCTATATGCCCTCTACTGGTTTTTCGTCTACTCCTCGCATACATTAATATAGCATATTTATAAAATGGTGTGTACAAGTGCATTCCACCTGTACCTAATCCAGTTTTTAAATTTGGATCTATACCCGTAAAACCAACAAATATTGCTGAACTACCATATTTAGAACTTGACCTTAATTTTGCTTCATCTATTATTCTTGCACCGTCTCCTTTGTCCCCGAAATTTAAATCGGCAGTAATAAAAGGTTTTGGTTCTGTAAAGGCAGCTATCAAAGCAGTTACAATTGCATCTTCGTATATTTGAATATTGCTACTCATAATATTTGAGACCTACGTGCTTTTGAAAAATACTTATCTGCTACTTCTTTATTAATTACAATCGTAGTTCCTTCATTCGCTAATTCCTCTTGATTAATTACTTTTTGTTTTTGGCTCTGAATATCTTCTAAATATTTGATGCAATCTTCATAATCCTTTACAATGTTATCCGGTAATTCGCTTTGATAACGATACGAATACATATAATACATAGATAAACAAAATGTAGTTCTTTTAATTGTTTTAGAAGGTGTGGTTAATGGTACGGTATAAATCGACTCTAAATATTCATCTACTTTATCTTCCGCATCGATAATCGATTGAAGTAATACATCGTTATTCTGTAGGTCTGTAGTGTCGCATACGTCTTCTAACAAGGTTTTATCTGCACGTTTGATAATGTAATCATAATCTATATAGTTCCCCATTAGAAGCTCCATTAAAGTATTAGGGCAATAGAGTGAACGCAATTAATTGCGGAGGCTCTCAGATACCTACAGCCCTAATAAGTTATAAATTTTTAGTTTTCAAAAGTCTGTCAATTATAGTGATGTCTGAATTTGCATTATATTTCCATCTGTTCCGGCTGTGTGTGCAATCCCGTTCATTCCCTCTGGGGACATTGCCACGATGTTAATATAAGATTCTCCCATCATAGTTAAATTAAACGCTACGTTGGCATTAGGAGCCCAAGACAAATCTACATTTCCTGCTGTGGTTAACATTGTTAGCACCGCATCAAATTCAATTACTCCTGTCTCACTTGTTTGTCCTGAAGCCGTACCTATTGCTAATGTCATTTCAGCAGTAAAGTCTTGATCTTCATTAACCTGATCCATCGTATCTGCAATAGTATTTGATTCTTTCAAATTTCCTACCATTGTAGCTCCGGCTGGTAACACAAATTTATATTTCAAAGTCTGTGCTGCTGTCGTATTAAAATTCTTTACTACTAATCTACCAAAAATACGATAAACTTTAGATATACGAGCCGCTATATCTTTTAATACTGTATCATTAGCATACGTAGTTGTTGAAATCTTTGCTTCGTCTGCTGCTTTATTGAGCAATCTTGTATCTTCTAAATACGCAATAGCTTTTCCATTTGCGTCCGATGTTACTTTATCACCAATAGCTAACGTTGCACCGCCGTATATTTTAACAATACCTAATTTAGCTGTGCATCCCTCTGTAATTAGTGCGTCATACATAGCTGAACCTAATGCTTTTTCGCCAAGTCCAGCCTGTAAAGCCGATGAAGTCATAAATCTTTCTTTTGTAATCGTACCGGCTGCCGTGAACCCTATACTTTGGGTTATTAGGTTCCCTAAATTTGATGCTGGCATTTTATTCTCCTTGTATATTAATTATTTCTTTTTATTATTAAGAGCTTGTTTTTGTAAACCTATTTCAGCTCTTAACTCTCTCATCGTTATACCCTGTTTTTTTAACGTAGCTACTTTTTCTTTATTAATAGCAGTTAATAAATTTATAGTATTTGCCTTTTCTTCAATTTTGAATTTCAGTTGAATTATTTCATTATTAAGTTTTGATACTTCTTCTTGTGTTTTAAGTATCGTTTCTTTTAATTCATGTTTTAATTCAATATCTTTTCCGATAGGAAATAGTATTTTAGGATATAAATCTACAGCTTCAGAATCGAATTCGGCAGTAGTATCTTTTTCATGCAAAATACCATTATGTCTAAAACGTCCTTCAACTTTACATGTAATCATCTTTACTTCTTTATCTGTTTCTTCTTGCATTATTAGCCTCAATTATTGAATTTATATATTAGTATCTGTGAATAAATATGCACACGCATTATTTAGCATGTGTTGCTTCCAAAACATTGTCGCAATAACATAATCTTTTAAACCATTAGGGTCTGGATATGTCTTAATTCTTGGATTAAATCCTTTTAATTTAAGAGTATATCCGAAACTTGGATCGTATAGTTTTCTTTCCATTGAACCCGGTTGAGATGTGTATGATAATATACAATTATCACTCCATAAATCTATGAATTCTCTTGCATCTGTCAATAGTTCTGAATTATCGTAAGTAGCCATTCCTACAAATACTCTGCCTGAAACACCAAAGAAATAAATAGAAATTTGATCTATTGTAACCTGTCCACCGCCTAAAGGTCCTTTAATAGCTAATACCATAGCAGCATTTTTTTGTAATGCCCATGCACTTTTAGCTCCTATTGACATAGTATTAGGTCTTTTCCCTATTAAAGCTCTTACTACTTCCATAGCATCAAATATCTGTGTTGGTGGATCTGAACTTGCGTGTGTCCATTGGTCTGTGCCTGCTAATGTTTCTTCATTTGAATTCGTGTAATTTGCTATTGTTTGAACTTCGTCCGCTACTTCTTTTTCTATATTCAAAAACATACCTTCTACTAATGAGAAAGTTCTTGTTTTCTGTATATTTATTAGCGGATCGTTCAACAACTCCTTAATGTCTATCTGATAGAAAGGAGAATGTTCTTCTATGCTTATATCATCATAGCCTAAAGAGCCATTATTTATAAGTATTGGATCAGCATACAATGCCCTTTTATCATTCTTAATCTTCATGTGTTCTGTGTTCATAATTGGAACTCGAACTGTAGGGTATTGACTTACGACTACTTCAGGATAAATATTCTTTGCTATTAATGTTTGCTGTGAATATCCCTGTGCTAATGTAGTTAATATTGGATTAGTATTTAATCTTAGCTTTTGTAAATATGAATTGTCAAGCATCTTTTTGCCCTTCATTAATTGCTAATGTTTGAAGTTGTTCAAGAGCCTCGTTTTCTGTAATCTTATCTTTCTTTGCTAATGCTATCATTGCTACATTAATCTTAGCTAACATAATCGGATCAGTAGAATTAAAGTCTAATCCCTTCATTTGTACGTTATCAGGAAGGTCTGGTTCATCCATTGTCTGATCTAATTTCATTACTGGTAATGCTTCAATTTCCTTACACTTCTTATCGTATAAAGTTATTTCACCAATTTTCATTTCAGGATTGTTTTTCAACATTAACAACTCTGCTTTTAAGTCGTCTTTGTCTGTAGGTTTGATTTTAGCAATATTACTTACTAAGAAATTCTCAACTACAGATTCTTCCTGTTTACCTTTAAACTCAGCTATTGCCTCATTAGCTACTTTTAAATCTGCTTTGGATTTATCAAGATCAGTCGTTAAAGTAGCTTTTTCTACTCCGGCATTCTTGATAATCTCCTTATTATCGCTAATCTCTTTTTTATATTTTGTATTATCTGAGATTAGTTTATTAGAGTTTGTTTCCAATGTTTCAATTTGAGCCTTTAATTTTACATTTTCAACTTCAAAGTTTGGCATGTCGCCTCCTTCATTAGTTATTGAATCTTGACCATCATTTAAGTCATTATTAATCTTTTTATTTAAAGCTGCTATTTCGTACATGCCAAGTGCTTTCGTATCTTCTTTACTTGGCTTAATCAATTGGTCTGCAAAGTTGTTTTGTACTGCCTCTTCTGCACTGTAAAAAGTTTCGGCATCCATTATATTTGATAACTCTTTTGTGTCTTTCCCTGTTTTATTTGCATAAGATTTCATAATAGAGGATTTAACCGTATCTAATTTTGCAGCTACTTTTTTCATGTATGTTGAATCTCCCATAGTCATCGTCCATGGGTTATGTATTAGCATAAATGCAGTCTCGGCAATTTCTACTGTGCCTGCCATTGCAATAACACTCGCAATACTTGATGCTTGCCCAATAACCCTCATAGTGGGATTGTAAGGTTTCAAAAGGTTATAAATAGCGATACCCTCGAATACACTACCTCCGGGTGAATTAATAACTACTTCAAACTCTTCTTTAGCTTTTAATTTATTAAGGAAATCTTGTACGTATTGAGCATCTATTTCATAAGGGTAAATCTCTCCAAAAATATATAATTGTTTCATTTATTCCTCCTATTGATAAATACTTCTAAACAAATATAAAACGTAAATAGTTAAACTAAGTACTAAAACTGGTACTTAAATTAGTACTTAGTTTTAAATACTTATTGTTTAATTGTAAATAATATTTAATTATTTACTGAGTTTAATGTTCTTTTCCAATAGATTTTATAACTAAAAATAGACTAATTAAATATAGTCAATTTTTGACTTTTCTCTTAATTGATTTAATATAATAGGTTTATGCGAAATCAATTAAGTGGTTTAATGGTTAGCTAATAGTAAGCTAATAGTTTAATAACAATGCTTTATAGAATAAGTAAAACTATAAAGCATTGTTCTCTTCTTAGAATTAATAAATAAAAGAAAAGAATAAGATAAGAATATATCAATATATTTTATAAAAATATTCAATTATATATAGAGAGGCTAAAATGAAGTATTTAATAATTTTCCTGCTAATAATTTTTATCGGCTGCGAAGAACCCACCGCTCCTAAAACAGGCTTCGGCTACATTGAATTAACTTTAGAGCTTAATGCTTATACAAGCGATGTCTATTTAGATAACGAGCCTAAAGGACGTATATACGGTGGTGGTGTACGAAAGTTCATTACTACAGTCGGTTGGCATAGAATGGTATTACATCACATATACCATGACGAATGGACTACGTATTTTGGAATTGAGGTTAAAGATGGGAAAACTACTAAGATACTATTGGAGGAGTTATGAAAGTTGAACAAAAGATTATTCCATTATCAAAAATTAAGCTGAATAAAAATAATCCAAGATTTATTAAGGATGATAAGTATAAATCATTGCTTAAATCCTTAAAAGAGTTTCCTGAAATGTTGGAGCTAAGGGAAATAGTTGTTGATGAAGATATGATTATTCTCGGTGGCAATATGAGATACCGTGCCTTAAAAGAATTGAAAGTTAAAAAAGTTAATGTAAAGATTGTGTCCGGTTTATCTGATGAACAGAAAAAAGAATTCATTGTTAAAGATAATGTAGGGTTTGGTGAATGGGATTGGGATTTATTGGCTAATGATTGGGATGCTGAGTTGTTGAGTGAATGGGGTTTGGATATTGATATTGATATTGAAAAGATAAGCATAGAAAACGATATGAGTGCAGAGGATATTAAGTTTATGACTCAAGTCAATCACATTAGAGATAGTGTTGCCAAGGATATGAAAGGCAAAGAGGGATTAGAATTAGTGGATGCTATGATATTAGCAGAATCTTCAATATTAAAAAGTTTGCATAATGAATATATTACTAATTGATATAAATAATAATTCAAGGTATAAAGACTTTGTGCCTTTGGCATTGTTAAGATTAGCAACCAAACACAAAGCCGATAATGTTGAATTGATATTTGCAGGCAAAACTCCGAAACGTAAGCCGGACATTATTTATTTTAGTCTGATATTCTTATTCCAATTCAAAAGGGATATTGAATGGATTTTAACTTATAAGCAGAAATATAAAAAAGCTAAATTTCTTATTGGTGGAATTTCAATATCATTACAACCTGAGAAGTATTTGAAATATTTAGATGAAGATGAAGTGTTTGTCGGAAGAGATTTGGAATTAGAAAAGTTAACACCTGACTTTGATATTGCTAATAAAGATTACAGCTATGGTTTTACAATGCGAGGGTGTCATAATAAATGTGAATGGTGTGTAGTGCCTGTATTGGAAGGAAAACATAAAAAGGTTGACAATTGGCAAAGTCAGATAGATACATCTAAAAAGGTATTCTATTGCTTCGATAATAATATATTTAGTTGTGGTTCTAAACATCTTGAAAGTGTGTTATCTTTTTGCGACAAGCATAATATAAAAATAGATTTCAATCAGGGATTAGATGCAGAGTTGTTCTATAAAAATAAAAAGATTCAAGATGTATTCTTAAAATATAAACACTGTTATCAAAATATCCGTTTCGCTTGGGATTCTCATAGAGTTGATGAAAGTATAAAGTTTATGTTTGATTTTGTAGAGAAAAATAATATCAAATGCAGAGATGGCAAACTAATATATATGCTTTACGATAATGAAGGCAATGCACCGGAAGATGTGTTTAATAGAATTAAGTATATATTGAATTTAAAAGGAAATTGGGCTATAAAACTAATGAGATTTAAGAATTTAGAGAATGGAAAATATGGTAGAGCTTGGGGGTCAATTGGAGATTTATTTTCTGATCACGTTAATTACTCATGCACTGGATTAATCTCCGTAACTAGATATTATAATTATTTATATAGTTATAATTTAGATATGTTTATTAATATATTGGGTGGTTATAGAGACTATATACGGTCAACTAAGGGTAGAGGTAAAAATACAGATAAATTTATCAAATATTGCGATAACATTATAAAGGCAAAACTATGACTTGGTTACAGAAAAACCCAATTTTCACTTGGTTATTTTTCAATGACTTAGTTTCAATGGTCCTTAGAAAATATAAAAGTAAAAACAACACATGAGTTGAAATGATGGAATATATCAAAATATATAGAAAGTGTAGAAAGTAGGTATACAATGAATAAACCAAGAGGTAATAGTATTAGCAATAAGAGTATCCTTAAAGCCATTAGGGATAACAACGGCTTTATTACACGTGCTGCCAAGCAATTAGGCTGTCATTATACAACTATATCCAAACGAATGGATAAGTATCCATTTTTCAAAAAGGAAGTTGAGCTAATCCTTGAAGGTATATTGGATAAATGCGAATACAATATATTTAATGCTGTCAATGAAGGCGATCTCGACACAACGAAATGGCTATTAAAGTATAAAGGTAAAAAAAGGGGCTATATTGATAAAGTTGAATTTAGTCTTGTTGATTTGGATAAAGTGTCGAATAAAGATAATGATTATATTGCTGAACATGGCGAAGTGCCTAAACATTTATTAAAATGAGAGTTAGCCAAGAAATACAAAAAGAAGCACAAAGGCGTAAAAGAGAACGTTCTATTACTTCTTTAGTCAGTCCTGAGATACTTAAAGCACGTTCAAACATGCTTTCCTTTACTGAGTACACATTTAACAACAATATTCTTTTAGGAGCGGAAAAGTATTTAATCAATTGGCATCATAGAAACTTATGTGATAAATTAGATAGGTTTGCACGTGGCGAAATTAAACGATTAATGGTTTTTATGCCTCCTCAGCATGGTAAGTCGGAGTTATGTTCTCGACGCTTTCCAGCTTATATGTTTGGTTTAAATCCTAATATTAAGATTATAGCAGCTTCAAACTCACCTTCATTAGCTCAGGATTTCAATAGAGATATACAACGAATAATGGATACCGAAGCGTATAAAGAATTATTTCCAAATACTTATTTAAGTGGGTCTAATGTTCGTTATAACTCATTAAATTCTTATGTAAGAACTACTAATAAATTTGAGATAGTCAATTTTAATGGTTCTTATCGCTGTGCTGGTACTGGACATAATATTGTAGGAAATCCAGCGACTATGCTTTTAATAGACGATCCTTTAAAGGGTGCTGAGGCGTCACATTCAACTGTAGTACGCAACAAACTCTGGGATTGGTATAATAATGACTTTAAGTCTCGACGATCTAATCAAGACGTTCCTATCTTATTAATTCAGACCCGTTGGAATGAAGACGATCTTGCTGGTCGGTTACTTAAATTAGAACGGGATAAGTGGGAAGTTGTAGAATTTCCAGCTATATGTGAACATGAGGACAATCTTGACGATCCAAGAAAAATAGGTGAGGCTTTATGGAAAGACAGATTCGGTTTACAAGCTTTGCAAGAAATTAAAGATACCGGTACTGAGGAAAATCCTACAGGAGGCGAATATTGGTTTTCTGCTTTGTATCAACAAAATCCTAAACCTTTAGGTGGAAATCAATTCAAAAAAGCCGATTTCAGATATTATTCAGTGACCCACAACGGACAAGCTCTTTATACTTTAAGAAATGGAGAAGTTACTAAAAACGTAGATCATTCTAAACTTACTATCTTTTGTACAATGGATTTAGCTATGACTTTGACATCAAAATCTGATTTTACTGTCATTTGTACATGGGGTTTGACTCAAGATAATGATTTGATTCTTTTAGATATGTTTCGGTCTCGAATGGAAGGTGCTGAACATATTGATTTAGTATGGAATGTTTATAATAAATGGAAACCTCAAGTTATATATATTGAGTCGGTGCAATATCAAGTTGCTTTAGTTCAAATGGCTACTAAACAAGGTTTACCAGCTAAAGAGTTAAAAGCAGGAAAACAAGATACACGTTATTTAAGCATTTTAGCCAAATTTGAACAACATAAAGTCTTTTTGCCTCAATCTTCTTACTTAATTGATATTGAAGATGAGCTTTTAGCTTATCCAAACGGTGCCCATGACGATATAGTTACTTGTTTTTCGTATGCAGGGA